GATGCAGGGCTGGGCAAGTGGGAGGCCATGGCGCTTGTCTCCCGCGCTAAAGCGATCTTTGAAGGGCGGGATGCCCTAGAAGATCCTGAGGCGAAAGCGTTAGCAGAGATAAAAGAACGTATTGATCGACTGTTAACTATTTAAGCGCTGCATCTCGCAATCAACCGACCGCCGCAAGGCGGTTTTTTTATGCCCGAAAGGTTTATATGAGCATTGAAACTGTACTTAAATCCCTCGAGAAATTAGAAGGAACTATGGCCGCTATGTCTGCTAAAGCAGATGGTGAGCTGCAAACAATTGGTAAAGTATCTGCTGATACTAAAACTGCCCTAGATAACCTAGGAGTCCAACAAGCGGAGTTAGCTAACCGGCTAATGGTTTTAGAGCAAAAAGGCTTTACTCCTCCCTCAAGCGAAAAGCTGGATGAATCCTGGGGTGCTCAAGTTGTAAAAGCGTCTGCCTTTGGTGACTTTGTAGGTGGCCGTACTCAAAAAGCACGTGTAGAGGTTAAAAACACGATTACAGGGTCTGATACTACCGTAGCGCCTGATCGTAGGCCAGGAATCGTTCCTGGGGCCTTCCAAACCCTCACTATTGAGTCTTTGTTAAACAGTACAACGACCAATAGTAACGCGATCGAATTTACGAAAGAGAATGTTTTTACAAATAACGCAGCGGAAACTGCTGAAGGCGCGTCTAAGCCTGAGTCTAGCTTGACCTGGTCGTTAGTCAATATGCCAATCTCTACGGTTGCGCACTGGATCAAGATCAGCCGTCAGGTTGCAATGGATAACACTCTGTTGGCGGTCTACGTTAATAACCGTATGCGCTATGGTGTGCAGCGTAAAGTTGAAACTCAACTCTGCGTAGGCGATGGTGTTGCTCCCAATATCTCGGGTATTTTCGATACCGGTAATTTTACCGCCCACGGTTACGCTAACGCTGACTTAGGCTCTACTCTCAAAAAGTTAGTCTTGCTACGGAAAGTAATTGCCGATTCTTGGTCTGCTGGTTACCCCGCCGAAGCAATCCTCTTAAATCCTGCTGATTTTGCGACTATAGAGATTGAGCTCTTAACCACCGCCGCCGGTCAGGTGCGTGTAGCTGTTGATCAAGCTGGTGTCATGAGATTGTGGGGCGTGCCTGTTATCCAGTCGGTTGGTGTAGCGGCTGATACGTTCGCGGTTGGCGCGTTTTCGCAGGCTTACACACTCTATAACCGTGAAGGTGTGGTCGTTGAGATGTCCGAGTCTGATAGCGATAACTTTACTAAAAACTTAATCACTATTCGTGCCGAGCGTCGTTTAGCTTTGGCAACTGAGGTACCTGGTGCTATTCGCGCCGGAGATATGACCCCAGCTTAGTAAAGGAGTGGGCCGGGAAACCGGCCCTATAAAAACATGGTGCAAATTAAATTTATTACATTTGGCGCGACATCCGCCGGGGGATCTTTTGCCCCTGGGGACTTACTACGTTGTGGTGAGAGTATGGCTAAGCATTTAGTCGAGGAGGCCAAGTGCGCGGTCTATGTACAGCCTAAACATGCCGATATAGAGCCGGTAGAAACTAAGGTTATTAAGCGTAAAAAATGACCGTGCTTGCTGATGTAAAGGCCGCGTTAAGGATTACCAACGCCGATAGTGACGTGTTGTTGACTCGGTTAATAGACTCTGCTGCTAGAGAGTGCGCACAGTTTATTTACGGCTCCGTCCCTAATTACTTAGATGTAGACGCCCCGGATGATCCTTTAACCGTGCCTGATCTTTTGCAAGGCATTGTATTAATGGTGCAAGCGGATTATGACGGAGACCCTGTAAAGCGTAATGCTTACAGAGATGCGGCGCTTAGTCTTTGGTGGCCTTATAGGATTGATGTAGGTATTTAATGTACGCCGGGCAATTAAAAAACAAGGTCACCATCCAAGCTAAAACCGACACTGTCGACGCAATAGGTCAACCTATAAACACATGGGTAGATGTAGCCACAGTATGGGCGGATATACGTTATTTAAGCGGCCTGGAATCGATTAAATCAGACGCTGACGTATCCATAGCCAAGGTCAGTGTCAGAGTGCGCTATAGAGCCGATATTAAACCCTCGATGCGGGTAGTTTATGAGGGGGTTATTTACCAGATTAAAGCTGTATTGCCGTCTGGCAAAGTGTATATGGATTTAGCGTGCGAGGTGGTGCAGTGATCCAGATAGATTTTAATGTTAATGCGATTGAGGATCACTTAAACAATTTTTCCGAGAAAGCGAAGACCTCTGTTATTCGAGTTGGGTCTCAAGCGGCCGCTCAAGTGTTTTACGACGAGGCAAAAAGTAGAGTCCCCGCCAAAAGTGGCACGTTGAGAGACTCGATCTATCAGGTCTTTAGCCAAGATAACAGTAGTGCCTCAAAGGTCACTTATCACGTGAGTTGGAATCGATCTAAAGCACCACACGGTCATTTAATTGAGTTTGGCACTTCGCGTGCGCCCGCGCATCCGTTTTTAAGACCGGCTTACGAAGCCATGAAAAAACAAGCCTATGAAGCTGCGATCGACAAAATGAAAGAACGTCTGTGATCGAGCAAGCTGTATATGACCGGTTGAAAACTTTATGTGGTGGCCGTGTTTATCCAGACGTCGCTGCTGAAAAAACTCAAACCCCTTACATAACATATCAGCAAGTAGGCGGCGAAGTAGTGCAGTTTATTGGAGTTGACCTACCGAGCAAACTTAATGCGCGCATCATGGTTAAGGTTTGGGCTACTGAGCGTCTTACTGCATCCAATCTGGCGCGCGAAGTTGAAGACTTAATGCTTACCTCCTCGTTACAAGCTACCGCAATAGGATCTTTTGTGAGTGATTATGAGCCGGAAACAGAGCTGTACGGCACCCGGCAGGATTTTTCTTGTTGGATAAATAGATAACTTTTTTTAAGTAAATAACCCGCTTCGGCGGGTTTTTTCTTTTGTACCCCCGAAAGGGGAATCAACCAGGCCACCTTCGGGTGGTTTTTTTTTCGCCCCTTTCGGGCAATGAATCGGGTGTGAGCCCGGAAAGGAACTACTTTGAGCGTCAAATTACCTAATGGTGTGTTGTTTGCACTTGCAACATCTTACGCAGCGGCTGATACCGTCACCGCTGTTACTAACGCTAATCCTGGTGTAGCTACTACAGCCGCTCCTCACGGCATCGCTGACGGTGCTTTTATCGAGGTTACTAGCGGATGGTCGAAGCTTAACAATCGCATTGTCCGCGCTGATAACGCCGTAGGCTCAAGCATTACCTACGAAGGTATAGATACCTCTAATACTCAGACCTACCCTGCTGGCTCTGGTATTGGATCAATCCGCGAAATTACAAACTGGACGCAGGTCTCCCAAATTCTTGAATGTACCACCAGTGGTGGTGACATGCAGTTTGTTACCTACTCATTCTTGGAGCAGGATTTTGAGTCGCAATTGCCAACTCAATCTAGTCCGATGTCCATTGAAATGACGATTGCCGACGATGACACCTTACCTGGGTTCTTGGCTCTAAAAGCTGTTGCCGAAACCCGCAATCTAGTTGGTTTGCGTGCCACATTACCTAACGGGTCATTGATCCTTTTTAACGGCTATGTGTCGTTTAACGAGACCCCAACAATGACCAAAGGTCAGGTTATGGGCGTTAAAGCTACCTTCAATCTTCAAGGCCGCCCAGTCCGTTACGCATCTTAATTTTTAAGTTGCCATGCCCCGCTTCGGCGGGGTTTTTACGCCCGCCATTTTTGGAGTACGGGCCTTTTTAACTTAACCAGAAAGATATAAATCATGGCCAGAACAAAATTTGTATTAACCGCAAATCCAACCTTTAAAGCAAAAGTAAATATCCCAATCCCTGGGGCATCGCCTGAGGCAGTCGAATTTACTTTTAAACACCGAACAAAAGATGAGTACCTCGATTGGGCGAAAAATCTGGAAGGTAAAGATGAAGTAGACATGATCCTTGAAATGGCCAGCGGTTGGGAGCTTGCGGATCCGTTTGACCGTGAAAGTATTGAGAAATTAACTCAGTCCTACTTAGGTTCTGCGCGCGCGATTTTTGAGAAATACGTGCACGAACAGACTAACGCCAAATTGGGAAACTAAAACAGATCGCGAAAACTTTGTATGAGCCACAAGCGAGCGATCAAGAGCTCGAAATGTGGGGGCTTACGGCTGAAGACGTCTTTGAAGACGTCGAAATTTGGCCGGAACATGAACTAGCTTTCGCGGTTTTTAGAAGATTAAACACGCAATGGGCTTCTGGCCCCAATGGCCCTATTGGTCTTAAGTATGAGTCTGTTTATCCATTAATAGACCGCTACGCCCCCGCTCAATTTGATGATGTCTTTGACGATATCCAGGTCATGGAGGCAGAGGCTTTGAATGTAATGAGAGAAAAGTAAATGGCTGAAAACATCGGCGTAGCACAGATATCGATATCTGCTGATGCGTCTGGCGTCGAGACTGGTATCTCTAAAGCTAAAAAGTCGCTTGCTGATCTTGGGGTTACTGCGTCTAAATCAGGCAGGGAGGCAGCAGCCGGTTTAGGTCAAGTAGCTGGCGCATCCGAAAAAATGGACGCGGCCACTAAAAGGACGGCGGCGGCAATTGAACGGCAAGCTTTAGCGCTTGGCAAAACAAAGAGTGAGTATTACGCAGCTAAAGCAGCTATAGAGGGTAATACAGCAGCATTAGAGCCTTATATAGCCAAGCTCCGTGAAGCTGAGGCTAGAGCAGGGGGTGCGACTAAAGCGCAGTCTGGCTTT